AGGTCAACCTCACCGTCCGCGTGGACGGCGGACAGGAGGGTGTCATCGAGTTCCTCCACGACCCCACGGGGAACGTCAACCCCCGGGCACGGGAGGCGCTGACGATGTTGACCGGCACCCACATGATCTTCACCGGTCCGGTGCTGTTCTCCGACATCCCCTCCGAGAAGGTCTTCCAGATCGTCTCGGGTCTGTCCTGAGTTTCCATAGGAACTGAGGTGACGAAGTGAGCAACCACCGCACCAAAATCGAGGGCAACCCCGGAGCGTGGCGAGGAGAGTGCTCCTGCAGCGAGCACGGGGAGTGGATGAGGGTGCTGCAGCAGGCCGAGGACTGGATCATCGCCCACGAAGCCGAGGTGGCACGAGCCCGTGCGCGGGTCGGCAAGAGAGTGTCGCTGAAGTCGGAGCGCGACTGGTACCTACTGCAAGCCGAGAACATGGCGAACGCGGAGCCGGAGCGCATCTTGTGGAAGCGGCTGGCCGACGAACTCACCACCCGGCTGGGAGACACGGATGCTCCCAGCGAGGGTGACGAGACCTTATGGTGAACCTGAGAGAAAGGCAGATCATGACCATCGCTCCCGCTCTACAGCAGTTCGTCGCGCAGGTGAAGAACCTCCGGCCCGACGCGAAGGTCCAGTACGGAGAGCCCGACGGGATCGGGTTCGTACGCGAGGTGTCCTTCGACGCGCAGACCGGCAAGGTGCTGAAGCCCATCTTGGAGGTCGGCATCGACCCGCGCATCGCGCGCTTCAAGATCGGCGGCAGGGAGCGTCGGATGACCGTCACCGTCGTCTCCGACACCCGGGCCGACTACCGCGATCCCTTCCCCATCGAGGACGTAGCCGAGGTCCTGAAGGAGAAGTGACCGTCAGGTCGGCTCCGCCGTCCCCATGCTGTGCGTGGAGTCGGCCTGACTCTCCCCTTCCAGCCCCGGCATGATGTCCTCCGGCCTCGCCTTGGCGATGGCCTCGATCGCGGGCCAGACGTGCATCTGCGCCTCCGCGTTGGTCTGCAGCGCCTCCTCGATCCGGCTCACCCGGTCGGCCTCCAACACCATCCGGTGCTCGATGTCGGAGAGTCGGACGAGGTTCTCCGAGACCGTCTGCTCGATCCGGTTCACCACGTCCCGCAGCGAGGTCCCGCTGTTGGGCTTCACCTCTGCACCGATCGCCCTGATCTTCAGGAACAACTCGACGGTCTCCTGCTCCACCCGTTCGAGATGATCCATCATGACGCCCTGACCATGCTCGATGCTCTCCAGCCGGTCGAGCGCACCGGGCAGGGCAGGCTGAACCTCGTGATCGTTCTCCGGCAGGCGCACCGCAGGCCGACCGTTGAGCACGATCAGCGCCTTCTGGATGCCGTCGATGAACGGCCCAGCCTTCTTGGCCCACTTGACGGTGGCGCGCATCGCACCCCAGATGACACCGAGCGCGACGATCGTTCCTGCTGCCCCCAGTACGAACTGGTTACTGGGCAGCCACGCCCAGTCCATCAGTAGACCCAAGCACTTGCCACCCCCGTCAAGGGCTGGTCGAGGTACGCGGTCCCGTCGTCGATCTTGTAGGCGGTGCCGTGGATGGCGTCGATGGCGGGGGTGAGGGTGGCGTGGAAGGGCAGCGCCCCGGTCGGCTGGAACTGGACCGACAGCACGCCGTTGCGGCCAGCGAGTTCGTCGGCCTCGAACAGCACGAACGACCCGAGGCCGTCGGTGGTGAAGGACGCCTGCTTGTGGATCACCGTCACGGCGTGGCCGTTGTACGCCTCGACCAGTTCGAGCATCTGGCCGTTGATGTTCTCGACCCCGACGTTGGAGCGCACCGGAGCCCACGCCGTCCCGGTCCAGTAGTCGATGAGCCCCGGGTTGGTGGCGAGCATCGACAGGCTGTTCGTCACCGGGGCAGGGGAGGCAGCAGCACGGGCGGCGGCGTCCGCGTACACCCGGACCAACTGCCGGATCGCGGTGTCGGTCAGGCCCAGACCAGCAGCAGTGGTCGACAGCATCCTCGCGGGGTCCTCGCGCACCTGCAGCGGCGCACCGACAGACCCGTCACCGTCGAGGGAGTCGTCGTGGGTGACCGCGCCCGTGGGGGCGGTGACCGGTGCCACCGGCTCCCAGCGGGAGGTGGCCGAGTTCCACGACAGCACCTCACCGTTGTCCGCACCCGTGGTGTTCACGTCGGGCAGGTCGTTGATCGAGGCGGTCGCGGCGAACGCCACCGCGAGGGTCAGGGGGGAGGCCGACGTGCCGTCACCGGTGAGGGTGAGGTTGAAGGTCGAGTTGTCCGCCACCACGAAGTCGAGTTCGCTGGAGATGACGAACGGGTCGGTGGGGGTTCCACTCCCGGTGACCTCGACGTTGGTGCCTGCCGCCAACTTGCAGGTGCAGGAACCGGAGCAGCACTTGGGCATCAGTCCTCCTAGTATGAGATCACGACGACGACGCCGGGCGCTCCCGCTGCCCCGCTGCCGGAGTTGAAGCCGTTGACCGAGGCTCCGCCTCCACCGCCACCGCCGCCATAGTTGCCCCCAGCCGCGCCGTTGCCACCCGCAGCGGTGGTCGAGGCCGCGCCCCCACCACCACCTGATCCGGCGTAGCCCACGCCTGCGCTGCCGACGGCACCAGCCGCGCCCGCAGACGCACCGCCTGCGCCGCCCGCGACGTTCTGGACCGTGCTCTTGCCACCAGCCCCACCGGAGCCGATCACGTTCCCTGTGGAAATCCCCCCACCGGCACCGCCACCACCAGCGCCAGCGACTCCGATCGCGCCGTCGATGGTGGAGGACTGCTCACCTGAGCCGCCCGCTGCCGTGCCCCCTGCGCCACCACTGCCGGACTTCACCGAGCCGTACCCAGCGAACCCCGCAGCCGCCGTGGTCGCGGTGCCTCCAGCGCCGCCCCTGCCGCCCGTGGCAAGGCCGTACGCGCCGAACGAGGAGTTGCCCCCTGCTACGCCTGCGCCGCCGTTGGTGTCGTTGGCCGTGGCCCCAGCGCCAGCGGTACCGGCAGCCCCCACCGTGACCGCCACCGACGCGGTGAGGGGGACCATCGAGAGGGTCAGTTCAGCGAACCCACCACCACCGCCTCCTGCGCCTCCGGTGCGAGCAGACGCCGAGGCACCCCTGCGGCCACCTCCTCCGCCGCCTCCGCCGCCGACCATGATGACCCGGGCAGCGGTCTTGCCAGCGGGCTTCGTCCACGTCCCGGAGGTGGTGAAGACTTCGAGCATCGCCTCGGACTCCGCCGAGGAGACCGCCGAGATGACGTAGGGATCGGACACCGTGCCGGTGCCGGTCATGGTCATCGCGACAGTTGACGTGTCCTCTACCGCGATCGAGGAGCCCGTCGTGCTGATCTCGTAGGGGTTGGTCTGACTCCCCGAGCCGGTGATCTGGACACCATCACCGGGCACGAGCACACAGGAGCACCTGTCGGACGCGCAACCACACCGTGCCAAGACCCGCTCCTATCGCTCTGCGACCGTCGTCGCGGTTTCAGCGTACCTCTTGTAGACCATTGTGGACTGGACCTCACGTGACCCCGGAAGTGCGCCGGAGGAACTCGTAGGAGGCGACGTGCTTGTTGCCCGTTCCCCACGATGAAGCGAGTAGGCCGACGTGGGTGGGGGCGATGGTCTTCACGACAGTCAGCCCCTTGATCCACGACACCCCGTCCGGTGAGACATCCGCCCTCCATGTGCTCGCGCCGAGGAAGACGAGGCGCGCGAAGATGCGGGCACCCGGAGGCGTGACGAGCGGAGCAGGTGGTGTGCCCTGCGCGTTCCAGCCCGTGAAGGGTCGCGCGTCGGTCCGCTGCTCACCGCTGCTGGTGATGTGGGTGAGCAGGAGGGCCTGATTCCCCGAGCCGTGCGTGATGCCGTCGGAGAGGATGATGCCGCCCATCGAATACATCGCCGCAGGTGGGCCGAGCAGGGTCACGCAGGTGATGAAGGCGTCCCCATTCACCATCGTCCCGACGCCGGACCTCACGATGCCGTGGATGTTGTTGGCGGTGTCGCCCCCCTCGTGCTGCAGCGAGAGGACATCCGCGCTCTCGGTCCACGTCACGTTCGCAGCGGGAGCACCTCCGCCGTCGACCCGCACCCACGCGGGGTCGAGCACTCCGTCGTTGAACTCGTCGATCGAGGTGGTTCCCGAAGGAACCGACCAGCGCCGGTCCCGCACCGGGGATGCCGCGCTACCCCCGCCACCTACGGAGGTCTCCGCCTCGTACTCGAACTGGACCCAGATGTTGTCGCTCGCTGCCCACGCGAACGGGACGGCGCTGGTAACCAGCCCATTCGCCGCTCCTGTTGCCAGCATCCCCACAGAGACCGAGTTCGACGACGGCGTGAAGGTTGTACCTGCGTAGTGAATGCCCGCGCTCGCGTCGGTGAGGAAGATCGCCCCGAGTGCTCGGTGGTTGGGCGGGTTGCCAGCACTCGCCGTTCGCTGGGGGAGGGGGAGGCTCACCAAGTAGGTTCCGGTGCCAGCGTTCACGCCCGAGGTCCCGAAGGTGATCCGCGCCCATCCCTTCACCGTCGACCCGTTGGCGGTGTACCGACCTGCCTGCACCGAGCCGGTGCCGAGCGTCGGGCTCACGCCTGTGGAGGTGAGGGTGGGGGTGTAGTCCTGCCAGACCTCTCCGCTGCTGCTACCCCCACTCCCACCGATGTTGATCGGCGAGGTGGTGCTCTCGAACACGTCGACCACCAGCGACCGCTCGGTGAGGGTGACGGCGGCGGTCGACTCCGAGGCGTTCCACCTGACCTCGACCGTGTGGGAGACACCGCTGGTCAGCGTGATGGGGATGCGGGAGAACACCGCGTCGTACATGGAGTTGGAGCCCGCGACGTTGCCAGTGATCTGAGGCGTGATGGCGGTGCCGTCGAGGTACAACTCGACCCGGTTGGTGTGGCTACCAGTCCAGCCGAGGGTGGCGTCCACGAACCCCATCCGGCCCACCGTTGAAGAGGGGATGGTGATGGTCATCCCAGACACCAGCGTGGGAGAGACGGGCACGGTACCAGAGTTCACGTCGGCGGCGTCGCGGTACCAGTACCGCTGCCCGAACGGGGCACTCGCCCCACCCCCACCGCCGCCCGTGTCCTCGACCAGTCCGGTCACCACGCCGTCGATGACATCGAGCGCGTACGCCCCGGTGGTGTGGCCGGTGGCGTCGATCTGATGGGGCTTCAAGCGGGTCACGTCGCCGCCTCTTCCAGTTGGGTGACCTCAGACTGCGTGATCGCACGCGGCAGGAAGAACACCTCGTCCATCACTCCGTTGTAGTAGTTGGCCGCGCTGGTGGGGTCCTTGCCGAACACGATGTCGATGCTGAAGTCGCGGTTGGCGATCGCACCCGTCACCGCCAGCGAGGAGTCCAGCACACCGTTGATGTAGATGCGCGCTGTGGTCCCGTCGTAGGTGGCGATCAGCCGGTACGTCTGGCCGATGGTCAACGTCGTGGGGGAGGTGAGGGTGGACATGGTGTTGTTGTTCTCGGTGGCCCAGAAGATCAACTCGGGCTTCCCGGCGTTCAGTCGCAGGCGGTAGTAGCGCCCCTGCGCACCAGTCCATGTCCCGTGGTCTCGGGACCACAACTCCTGCAGCCCGCTGATCGAGTTGGGCTTGATGAGCATCGAGAGCGTGATGTTCGGCCCGCCCGTGAGGAGCGTGTTGGCCGAGTAGCCCTCAGCGAAGTTGGCGTAGTCGTTCACGCCGTCGAAGGTGACGGCGGTGTTGGTGTCCCCGACGAGCAGGCTGGTCGCGCTCAGGGTGGGTCCGTTGTAGGTGCCGTTCCGCGCGCTCGTCGAGGAGTCGATCATCGTCGTGCCGGAGGCTTCGCCCATCCGGTAGTAGACGCGGGGCTCCATCGACTTCACTAGCCCAGAGTAGGTGGGACTGAGGCCGGTGCCCGCGAGGTAGTGCTGGTACCACCGGGTGATGCTCAACTTCTTGTTGTAGAGCACCGCCTCCTGTGCGCGTCCGTCGAAGTTCCGCCCGTTCACGTCGTTGCCGAGCGTCAGCCCTGCGGTGGAGGAGTTTAGGACGCCCGTCTTCGTGCCCGACGCGACGAGTTCGCCGTTGCGGATCAGCCGGTAGGTGGTGCCGTCGTAGTCCAGCCCCACCTGATAGACGGTCCCGTTGGCGATCGACCCGATGGCGGTGGAGATCGAGCCCAGCGTCCCGTCGGTGCCGATGTACCCGACGAGCCCGTTGTTGTTGAGGCCCAGCGCCCACACCCGGGAGGAGTCGCCGCCACCGTAGACGCCGAACAGGTGCGCGCCCGCGCTGGCGGAGTCCGCGACGATCCACAGTTCGGCGGAGAACGCTGCGGGCTTCTGCCATGCGGCGTCCGCGATGGAGACGCTGCCGTTGGCGAAGTCGACCACGCCCTCGCTCAACCCGGAGGCCAACTTCGCGAGGTCGAGGGTGAACCCCCCACCGTAGGTGCCGTCTCGGTCGTTGCCGGAGTAGTCGAAGGCGATGGTGCCGGTGTCCTCGTCCATCTTCCAGTAGAGGATCGGGCCATCGGCCATCGCCTCGATCGCGAACGGGGAGTCGACCGGGTTGTCCGGCGCGTCGACCGCCCAGTGGGCGTAGGTCACGCTCACCGCGTCGCCCACCTGAGGCTCGGCGGTCAACAGTTCCACCTTCGTCGGGACGCCGGTCATCTCCCAGTCGGTGCCCCTGATCTGGGACAGGCCGTTGATGAAGACGTGGACCGACTCCGCCACCGGCTCCCACGTCAGGTGCGGGAGAATCTGCGCCCCACCGTCTTCGAGGGTGAATACGTCGGTGTTGTGGAACTGCACCCGGGGGATGTCGACGACGACCTCGCCGATCCCGGCGCTGACCGAGACCCCCTCGCCCACGAAGTCCATCTGCGTGACGGTGCCGGAGACCGTGGTCCCCTCGTCCTGCACAGCGAGCGCAGAGCCGCCTCCACCGCCCTCGATCTCCTGCCATGCGGAGAACTGCCGCTGGCCTCCTTCGGAGCCGTGGAAGCGGCGCGCACGCAGCGAGAGGGGCTCTTGGAGGTTGCCGTGCCGGTTGATCCAGATGAACTGCACGCCGTTGCCCTCGGCGTCCGCGATCGACTGGCCCATCCAGAAGTTCGTGGCGCTCGTCCCGTCCGGGGTGTTCATCGCCCCCGGCTCGGAGTAGTAGAACCCGTTGAACGCGGTGACCTCGTTGTTCCAGTCGAAGATCAGCACCGCGTGCGGGGCGATGCCCGGACCCATCAGGTCGGAGGCGGTCTTCACGAGAGGGCGGCGCTCCTCGTGGAGCAGGCGCTTCTCGTTCTGCCGGAAGTAGCCCTCGGCGTCGGTGACGATGGGCCAGTCGTTAGCAGCCATCACACCTCCTCGGTCGCGGCATCCTCGGCGTCAGGGTCCTGACCACCGTTCGGAGCGGGTGACATGACCACTCCGATCGTCTCCCCTGTCGGCGTGGAGACGACGGTGATCGAGTCCAACTTCTGCCACTGAGACACGGTGCGGCAGGTTGCTGACGAGCGTAGTGGCAGCCACACCCCGGGGATGAGTTGGTTGATCCCGAGTGTCACGTCCGGGTTCAGCGAAGCGTTGTCCGGTACTCGGACGACCAGCGGGGTCGGCCAGCGCCCGAGGATGTTCCTCCGCGCCTGCTGGGCGAGGGTGACCTCCAACTGCGCCCGAGCGGTGGGGGTCAGCGCCTCCGTGGGAGCCGAGGTCGCCTCGCCGTAGGCCGACGCGATCTGCTCGATGAACCCGTAATACTCGCCGGGGTCGTCCTCCTCCGCAGGGGTCGCGAGGCCGTAGACGCCGCTGTTGTTGGTGACCGCGAAGACGTTGGCGGTCTGCATCCCGTACTCGGTGACCACGGGCGGCTCGGAGAAGTCGCCGTCGCGCATCTCGGGCAGCCTGCCGATCGCCCGGTGGGTGTCCCAGTAGATGATCCGGCGTCCCACCGTGGCGTAGTCCAGACCAGCGGTCGCAGCGAGGTCGTCGACCTCCTCCCACGCGGTCTTGGAGAAGTCCGCGACGATGCGGGACTGACGCGCGTCGTCCGGCTGGCGCAGCAGCGTCAGGTAGGGCAGCACGTTGGGGTCGTTGGTCGCCAGCGCGTTCATCGTGATCCGCCCAGCGCGGTCCACGACGGTCGTCATCCCGATCTGCCTGCCGTTCACGATCCGGTAGGAGTCGTTGTACCCCTGACGCATGATGCGGCGATAGACGTAGGCCATCACGTCCTTCGCCTCGATCTCCACGCTGTCGGTCTGATAGGTGATCCGCGTGACCGGCCCCTCCCACACCCGCACCCCGTCGCGGAAGATGACGATCTCGTGCACCCACGAGCGGAGGTCGGCGAGGAGTTCGCAGCAGTCGTCCGCGAAGCCGACGACGTGGATGATCGCGTTGGAGATGTCGTCGCGCTTGCGTCCCCACTGGACGCTCGCCAACGGCTTGATCTCACCGCGCCGCACCTTGCCGCCACGGTCGTAGACGAACACCCGGTAGTTGCCGCAGCCCAGCGAGCCGAGGGGCTCGGTCTGCACGTCCTCCACGTCGTCGAGTTCGATCGCGGAGCCCGGGGTGGGGACACCCCAGAAGTACGCCGACGGCGACCAGTCCGAGGGCAGCGACCCCGACGAGTCATAGGTCCGCATCTGCCACTCGTAGCGCACCCCGGCAGCGAAGGTTCCCTCAGGAAACTCCCAGAACCTCGACGTGCCCGGGGTGGTGGTGGTGCCGACGTGGACGGTCCACTCCGAGGTGCCGACAGCGCGGTACTGCAGGTCCGCCTTGACCTGCTGGTCACCGAACGAGGGGTCGCGGAACTTCCACTCGAACTCGGTGACCTCCCCTACGTCGACCGCCGAATCCTTGATCGGCGACAGCAGCAGCGGGTGGGCGGTGTTGCCGGTGACGAAGAACGACTGCCACAGGGTCCACGCGCCCCACGACCCCATCGCGTCCCGGGTGCGGATGCGGAACTCGTAGTAGGTGTTCGCGCGGAACGTGTCGACCGTGAAGGTGTGCTGGGCGATCGTCCGGTCCGGCAGGTAGGCCGAGCCGATCGGGCCGGGAGGGCGGTCGAGCAGCGCCTTGGTCCGGTACTGGATGTGGTAGCCGCGCTGGGAGTCGCCGTCCGGGTCGTGGTGCTTCCACGTGAACTTGATGAAGGTGCGCTCGGGGTACTGCGCGTTGGTGATCGGCGTGAGGATCGTCGGCGGGGTCGGGAAGCGGTTCGTCCAGAACCCCACCGTGGTCATGTTGGACAGCAGCCAGCGCCGGTCCTGCGTGCGCAGTTGCACGTAGTACCGGGTGTTGCGGCGCAGCCCGGTCAGGGTGGCGGTGGCGCGGCGGTTCTTCGGACCCCACGTGGAGAGCGCCTGCTTGCGGTTCTTGAACTGGGGGTTGTCGGCGTACCACACCACCAACCGGACGGTCCCGTTGTAGCCCTCGTCCGGGTCGTTGATGATCGCCGAGATGGGGATGGTGTCGGTCATCAACCGCGTCGTGGTCAGGTTGCCCAGCGGCAACGTCCCGAGACGCGGAAGGGTGGGCGGGATCGGGCGGCGGTTTGCCATGCGCTACACCGCCCGGGAGGTGAGGGAGAAGTCCACCCCAGCGGGGAGCGTGGCCCCGATCCGGGGCAGGTCCAGCGTCACGATGTACCCGATGCCGCAGGACAGGTGCGGCCACTCGAAGGGCGTCCCGTCGGTGGCGAACACCACCGAGTCCGCGCGGCGGCGCAGCCCGTTGCCGGACTCCACGTACACCTGCTCGGAGGAGGCGTCGAGCACCAGTGTCGAGGCGGCGGGGATGTAGGAGATCACGATGTCGCCGCAGTAGCCGCAGGGGTCGTCGTTCAGCACTCCGTCGCCGAACTGGTCGACGTAGAAGCGCACCCGCAGGTTCCGCACGTCGTCGTCGACAGGCGTGCGCACCGTGAGGGTGGGGGAGACCTCACCCCACAGCGGCACTCGTTCCTTCGGGATCGTGAACAGGCGGCGGGTCCACGTCCGGGGGATGGTGGCGCAGGACAGGGTGATCGACGGCGGAGCGGGTGGCAGGATCACCGCAGGGCAGAGCGGGTCGGCGACCGGCTGGTAGGTGGGGGGCAGGCAGTCGACCTCGTTGTAGAGCAGCCCCGTGGTGTTGAGCACCGCGCCCTCGGGAGCGCCACCCACCCACGGGTCGGCGGTCTCGAACATGCCAGCCAGCACCGGGTCCTCTGCACCGAACACCCACGGGTCTCCGGCGACACAGGTGAACGTCGCCGTCCACACCGCGCCTCCGTCGCTCATGTCGCGCTTGGCGGTGATCGTGGGGCCGGAGTTGAACACCACCCGGCGCAGCCCCCGCAGGTAGGGCGTCAGGCAGTCCTCGATGTGCTCGATCGGGTAGTAGGGGTCGACCACCGGCGAGGACGAGAGGAAGCACAGGTCGCTGCCCGCGCAGATGTTGGAGCCCCGGACCGAGCACGCCCCACCGAGGAGCGCCTGCTTCAGCCAGTCGTAGCCGTACTGGACGCCCGCCTCGGAGGCAGCCATCAGCGCGACGTTGAACACCACCGTCTTCGTCTGATGCCGGATGCGCCCCGCGATACCCCCGTCCAATGTGGACTCGACAGGGGTAGACGTGCGGGTGGAGTCGTCGACCCCGGTGATCTCCAACGGGTAGACCCCGAAGAAGGAGTAGGAGTCGAGGTTGGCGGGGTCAGTCCACGGCGCGTCGTCCTGCATGGGGGAGTTGTAGGTGTCGCCCAGCAGTACCGCCAGCGAGTCGTTCTCGAACGACGGACGGAACCACTGGGTGTCCCGGGCGTACCGCTCTGCCCGAGCGACGTTGATGATCTCCGTCCCCGCGTACTCGAAGTACCCGTCCCAAGCCACGATGCCTCCTAGTACGCCGTCGCCACGAGCCGACTGACAACCTCCGCCGCGACCGCCTTCGGGTCACTGTTCGGAGAGACGACGGTCATCCCGCCGACGTTGATCTGACGGCTCACCCCACCACCGCCACCGTCCGTGCCGATCGGGGAGAGGCCCTGTGCGATCGCGGACAGCCACCGCACAGCCGGGTCCACCTGCGACAGCGGGCGGTTGAGCGGCACGACCGCCTCCGGCCCCTCCTCGCCGATGATCCGGGCCTGCGCCCCAGCGAAGATGCCACCATCTGCCGTGAGCCCCGGAATCTTGCTGAACCACCCCGGAGGTGACGGCCAGTCGATCTTCCCGATCTGAGTGATGAGCCACTCGACGGCACTGCTGATCCCGCCGATGGCCGAGCGCACCGCCTCGATGCGCCCGAGCAGCGGGAAGAACGCAGCAGCAGCCCCGCCGATCCCCGGCAGGGAGAAGCCGTCGCGCCGGATGCCCGAGATCAAGTCGCGGACCCACCCGAGGCGGGTCCTGATCCGGTCCAGCCAGTTCAGCACCGTCGCTACGCCGGGGATGGTGAGCGGGTTGCGCCGCATCTCCTGAACCCGGGTCCTGACCCTCTCCACGCCCCGCTGGATGCGGTCCAGCCAGCCGACCACCGTGGACACGCCGGGGATCGTCAGGGGGTTGTCCCGGAACTTGCGGATGCGCTCCCTGATCTTGTCGACACGCTCGCCGACCTTCGAGAACGCCTTCAAGATGCCGGAGGTGTCGGGGGCGTTGAACTCGATCCCCTCCCACGCCTTCCCCACGCGCTCGAACAGCCGGAAAACGCCGGAGAAGTCCGGGGGGTTCACGTCGAAGGTGAGACCCGGAACGTCCCAGTCCGAGAAGTCCGGGGCGTTGAACTCGATGTTCTTGAACCAGTCGGAGACCTTCTGAACCTTCTCCTCGACCTTGCTGAACTCCTCGTTGATCTCACCGAGTTCCTTGGCGATGCTCTCGAAAGCCCACTCCATGAACTCCAACGCCTCCTGCACCGACTTGCGGGAGAAGAAGTTGTCCAACTTGTCCAGAATCTCCCCGAGGGAGACGGCGGCATTGCCGAGGTCGATCGCGAAGTCCTCCGCGTCCTCCGCCCACTCCTTGATGGCGTCGGGGTGGTCTTCGAGCCACTTGTCCCAGCGGTCGAACGTCTTGCCGAGGCGCTCCAGCATCGAGTCGCCGCTCGGCTTCGACTGCCCGAAGATGGTGCCTAGCAGGCCGCTCAACTCGCCCAGCGTTATCCCGACCTGCTTGGCGGAGTCACCGGCGTCGTCGAAGAACTTCTTCATCTTCTTCTGGCCCTCAGGGGAGTTCGCGAAGGTCTCGAACTTCTTCGTCACCTTGTCGAGCCACTTCAGGAAGCGGTCGATCAGCGGAGTGGCTGCGAGGAACGCGCCACCGAGACCGCCACCCAACTGCCGGATGCTCCTGCCGAGGGTCTCCATCGCCCCGGGCAGCCACTTCGTCATCTCGTCGCGCCAGTTGCGGAAGCCGGGGCTGTCGAGCGAGTTGATGAAGTCGTCCATGATGTGACTCATCGCCTCGCCCACCCTGCGGGAGAGGGGGCGCATACCTTCGAGGACGCGGGCCAGCCGCCTCCCCTGCTCCTCGGTGTTGGCGAACATGTTCTTGGCGAGGGTGTCGCGGAGTCCTGACGCCGCCCTCCCTGCGGCCTTGAAGTCCCGGGTCACCTTGTCCTTCAGCACGCCCGCGAGACCGTTGAAGCCGATGACGGCAGCGCCGATGATCGCCGCCAGCGGCACCATCGCACCCGCGACGGCGACGATAGCGCCGATCAGGCCGAACGCGATCGAGGACGAGATCGCGGTGATGACGCCGAGCAGCATCGAGAAGATCGAGACCACGGGGCCGATCGCGACGAACATGGTCACGAGAGCCACCGCGACTCCGGCGATGCTCTTCAGCAGCACCTTGCCGATGGTGAGGCCCGCCTCCATCGCCATCGCCCCGATGCTCGCGAAGAAGCCGGTGGCCTGCTTCCCGGCGCGCGCCACGTCGCCCACGAAGTTGCCGAACGACAGCACCAGTCGCGGCACCAGCCCGACGAGGTTGGTGACGTTGCGGGCCATCGAGCCCATGAAGTTCAGGAAGTTGTTCCGCGACCCCCGGCCCACGCTCGCGCCGATGAGGTCGGCGAACCGCCCCCACCCACGGTTGAAGCGGGGGAGGAGTTCGTGCTGCTTGCGAATCTCGGTGGTGACATCGCGGAAGTGCTTCGCCTGAGCGCCCAACTCGCTGGACAGCGGGATCAGACTGCGGCGGGTGCGGTTGAGGCTGTCGTCCAACTTGACGAACTCGCGGTTGAGATTGCCGACGATCTGCCGAGTGGCCTTGTCGATCTTCCCCATCTCGTTGTAGAAGTCGCGCTCGAACTCCAGCCGCTCCCGGTGCGCACGCTCGGCACGCTCCTGATCCTCGGCGTACGCCTCGTCCTCGATCTTGCGGGAGAGGGCGTACTCGGCGCGCTTCTGCTTCAGGCGGGCAGCAGCAGCGGCCTTCTGGCGCTCCAACTCCTGCCGGTCCCGCTTCGCGTTCTCGGCGTACGCCTCGTCCTCCAACTTGTCGAGGGTCGCCTGAAACGCCTTCTCGTCGCGGATGATGTCGTCGTACGCCCGCTGAATCTGCGCCTGCAAGGTCTGCGTCATGTCGGGCAGCCGACCAGTACGGGCGAACCCGTCGACCACGTTCTTCGCTACCCGCTCACCGATCTCCTTAGCGCGGTCCTGAATCTCGGTGTCCATCCCCGCACGGCGGAGACCCCCGGTGACCTGATTGGCGATGTTGCGCTCGAAGCCCCGGCCCAGCAGTTCCCGGTCTGCGCTGATCGCGCCGAACGCCTTCTCGACCGAGCGGATGAGGCTCTTCTCGACCTCGCGGTTCTTCTTCGTCTCCTCAGAGAACCCCTCCGCGTACGCCTTGGCGTTCTGCTTGCCGCCGTCCGCGAAGTGATCGTCAGCGTCGACCAGTTGGTCCCTGACGCTGCGCCCGAAGTCGTCGCCGTCGGCGAGGATGCGGACGAACGCGGTGCCGATCCGCTCTCTAGCCACCTTGTGCCTTCCTCGCCTGCTCGATCTGCATCATCTGCATGAACGCCGCACCCTCGGCCTCCAACTCGGACTCCGTGGGCTTCGCGGGCTTCTCGCCCGGGAGTGGTGCTGAGAGCATCATCTCCCAGTCCTCCACCTTCTCGGGGTCAATACGGTCGAGACACCACTTGTAGACGCAGTTCAGGAACCGATGGGGAGGGAGTCGGATGAGGTCGACGGCGATGTAGTCGGCGTCGAGTTCTGCCCAGCGCTCTGCGGCGACCGCGTAGAGACGGAGGGCGACTCGGTAGGGCGGCCAGTCCACTCCTCGATCATCCACATCATGATCTGCTCAACCTCCTCCAACCCGAACGGGTCTTGGCGGTCCAGCAGACGGTCCACGATGTAGTGGTGCGAGGGCTCGTCCATCACCTCGACGAAGAAGTCGATGATCCCGGCGACCTTGGTGTGCTGGCTGGTGTGCCTGCCGGTGGAGGCCATGAGCATCGCCAACTGCCCGTCCTTGGGCTTGAAGCACTTCAGGTCAACGCCGTCGACCTTGAACTCCATGAGGGAGGTATCTTCCTCGACCTCCCGTACTGCGGTAGTGAACTCCTTCACCGCTGCTCCTTTCGTTGTAGGGACTCAACTCTAGGAGCATAGAAAGGTAGAGGCGCGCAAAGACAGTCCCCGCGTGGCGGGGGAGTCGGTTCCCGAGGGAACTAGACGCCGATCTTCTTGCGGTGCAGACCCCGGATCGAGGGGTGCTTCGCCGAGGTGATCCGCGCAGCGCGGTCGAGGAAGGCGTTGCGGCGCTGGCCCCTCACCATCGAGCGCCACACGTACTCGCCGTCCGTCGGACCCTTCACGCCCTTCAACTGCATCCAGTAGATGCGCATCCCCTTCGGGTTGTGCGCCTGAATGTAGGGGCCGGTGCCGCGCACCACGAACGAGGCGTAGCGCACGCCGATGGTCAGGGTGTTCTGCAGTTGCCGCGTCCCGACGCGCCGAGTGTTCACCCGGATGCTCCGCTTCAGCGCACCAGCAGGGTCCTTCTTGGGGTCCTTCGGCCTCTTGTTGACCGGGGCCTGCGACTTCGCCGCCTTCTCGAAGTCACGCCCGAGTTGCCGGAACCACCGCTTGATGAGCCGACCCTCGCCGTACAACTCGACATCGTGGATCACGATCGCCCGGATGCGGCGGTCGAGGACGACGTAGGTGAAGTCGTTGGGCATCAGATCGCGAACTGGACGAGGAGTGTCCCGCCGACCAGCCCACCCTCCGGCCCGGTGGGCTCGTAGGACCCGACGATCATGTCCCGGCTGTCCGGCGCGCAACACTGCAGCGCCTTGAACATCGCCATCGAGTCCGCGATCTGCAACTCTGTGGCCGCGAGCATCTGCGCAGCGGTCGGCGGCATCCCGGCAGCGTTTCCCACAGGAACGCACCGGACGATCCCCACCTCGACCTCGAAGCCGAGACCGGCCCCGCAGTTTCCCGGGGTGATGTCGGGCTGGCCGATCGCCTTCGCCGGGTAGATGTTCACCAGCCGCACCCACGCCATGCCGCACTTCGTCTGGCAGTTCCCGGCGTAGTCACCGGCCACCGCCTCACCCGGGAGGACGCCGCAGAAGCACGGCTCGGGGAGTTCGTCGGCGGCGATCTGTGCGCACAGGCAGGTCGCGAGGGCCTGCAGCCGGTCCGCGATGATCCCCATCTACCGCACCACCCGGGGGGAGCGTAGGTCAGGCGTCCAGACCTTGCTGCCCTGCGTCATCCCCTTCGGGTTCCACAGGCTGATGAACGAGTCCACCTCGCGGATGCCGGTGAAGCCGTCAGGGAACGCGCCGGAGTTGATCTCCATCGTGATGCCCTGCCGGGAGATGACGCTGACGTTGGAGGGGAGACGGCACTCGTTGGGGTTGGTGCACGCCTTCGCGTACTCCACCGCCAGCACCCCGGCGACGTAGGAGGCGGCGGCGTCCACCGGGTAGGTGTTGAGGTAGGTCACCGAGAACGTCCCGATGGCGGTGTCGGGCTTGGTGAGGTCTTGGCAGGTCGGCCACGGGCACTCCCCAGCGCCAGTCCAGACCAGCCGGTCGCCGTCCACCCGGTAGTCGGTGGCCGCGACGATGGCACCGTCGATCTTCACCTCCTCCACCTGCGTGACCGGCGAGGGGAGCGCGACCTCGCACAGCGCAGCGCAGGAGCAGTCGGTGGTGCAGCCGCAGGAGTTCACCCAGAACCCCGCGAGGCCGATGTGGGGCTGGAACCCCTGCGAGTAGTAGTACGGGATCGGAGAGCCCGCCGCGCAGCCCCTCTTGCACGGGCGCACCGTGATCGCGCACCCACCGACGCGGTACGCGGTCAGACGACGCAGGGTTGAGATCGCCAGCGCCTCTGACCGCGTACGCACCTCAACGGGAACGTCGGTCTCGTACTCGGGCCAGCACGATGTGTCCACCGGCCAGCACATCTGATCTGCCACGGTCAGTCCTCCTGTCGACTACTCCCGAGGATAGGCCGTGGAGTGGATGGGATGCCCTCAGATCACGGCGCGTTGCCCGCGACCCACGCGGTGCCGTCCCAGTAGGCGTGCGACCCGTCGCGCAACACGATGTGCTGGCCCGTGGTCCACGCGGTGCCGGGAGTGGCAGCGAGCGGGTTGGCGGACAGTTCCGCGAAGTCCGCAGGGGCGTACGAGTTCGTCGGCTCCAGCGTGCCGGGAGCACCAGCCGTGGCACCCGTGGCCTCGACGCCGAGCGCCGTGGCCCCACAGACCGCCTCCGGGGGGGCGACCGTGGTGAGTTCCATGTGCAGGTGGTCCTTGCTGTCGATGGGGGTCTTCAGCGGGGCGTCGATGCTGGAAGCGTCCTTGACCACGTTGTACGGGCCGACACCCCACGCGGAGCCGTCCTTCGACCGCGCACCGGTGAGGGTGAAGTTCACCGCGTCGTTGGCGATGGTGAAGTCACCGATGATGCCGCCCTTGGCGAACGGGATCAGGAAGTAGCCGTAGGCCACACCGGAGCCCTCCTCGCAGGCAGCCGTCGGGACGTTCGACCACACCTCCAGCGCGAAGCCGGACTCGTCGGCGTCGACACCGGAGTTCACCCGGAAGCCCACACCCTGCGGGGTGGCCTGCGAGTCCATCACGACCTCCTGCCCGGTGAGCAGGCTGAACAGGTCGGGGTTGACGCCGCAGAACTCGATGGAGAGTTCGTAGCCGGTGAACGCCGGGGCAGGCTCGTCGAGGATGCAGACGCGCCCCGCCGCGTTGGTGACGCTGATGGTCTGGCCCTCGTCGGTCTGAGCAGACAGCCCGACCGACACGAAGCCGTCGGAAGTCACCGTCGAGTCAGGTCCGAGAACCTTCGCGCCACACCCGTCGAGCCGGGTCACGCGCATCACACGTCCCCGGACGAGGGAGAAGCACTTGCTCGTGTCAGCCATGATCCGCTCCTACTTGGTCTCGGACTTCGACGCGGCCTTCTTCGCCGTCGCCTTCTTCGCCGGGGACTTCTTCTCCCCGAACGCCTTCTCGTGGACTTCCGACGGGACCACGAAGCCCTCGCGCGTCGTCCGCACCACCGACGCCGGGAGACCCAGTTCCTCGGCGGCAGCGAGCAGGAGGACGGCGTTGTCGGCGGAGGTCTCGCTGACGGTCTCGAACTCGGGCTCGGACTTGCTCATCTGCATCACGCTTCCTGTGTTACCTCGACCGCCGCGTTGAAGCACTCGTACGTCGGGACGTACATGCGCTCGGCGAGGGCGTTGAACTCGTTGTCGTAGGGGACCTTCTGGACCACGCCGGAGACGATGGTCTTGTCCTCCCAGATGCTCACGGCACCTGTCGCGAACATCCAGTCAGCACCGGCAGCGGGAGCAGACGGGAGGGAGCCCCCGCCGTATCCGGCACCGGCCACGACCAGCGACCCGACGCCGGTTTCGAGGTGGTCACCGACGCGCTCGATCGCACCCCGGGCCACGAGGCGCACAGCCATGCCGCGCGTCATGTGGATCACGGCCCTGCCGCCGTAGTTGTCGCCCGCGTAGTCTTCGAGCGCCGCGAGGCCGACCACCACGTCAAGAGGGGTTCCGGTCCCGCCAGTCACGTCGGTGGCACCGGTGCCCATGACCTCCCAGAAGCCCTGCTCCACGGCCCGGGAGGCCCCGAGGTCGAGAGACCGGCGAGCACGCCCCTCGATGTCGTCGGAGCCGACGAGCCGACACTGGAACAGGTGGTAGATCGGGACCGGCTCACCGATGACGGTGAGGAGGCCATCCTCGGCGACCTTGGTGCCCGGGGGGTCGCAGGGCGGGGTGAACGCCCGAGCCGGACCGCAGAAGTCCGGCTGGTACTCCACGCCCATCCCGATGCGCTCGGTGCCCTTGGTGGGGGGCACCGTGTCGAGCAGCCCGTACTTGGCGGGGGCCACCGTGGGTGCGGCTACGTAGATCGGTGCGATCGCCATGTGCCACCTCCCTTCCTAGTTGGATACCCGGTGGGCCAGCGTGGCGACTGACCCACCGGGTCCCAATCAGACGGCGGTTCCGATTCCGCACTCCACCACGTCGGCGGCACCGGTGCGACCGGCGTTGCAGACGGGGAGCGTGACGCGGTGGGCCTTGCCGCAGGTGTTGGCGACGAGGAGCCCCTGCTCGAAGAACAGCGCCGTGTAGACGTTGGTCGCGAGCGAGGCGGCGTCGTACACCGCGTTGAGCGTGATGACGTCCGAGGTGCCCTTGACGAAGGTGCCAGCGGGGTAGATCAGGGCGTCGAACGTAGCCGGGTAGCCCTCGTTGGCAGCGAAGTCCGCCAACTCCTGCCAGCCGTACACGTACTGGACGTTCATGTTCCGCGCCGAGAACTCGGCGGAGATCATGGCGTCCGTGATGGCCTTCACGTCACGACCGGTGCGGAGAGCGAGGTCGTTGCGGACCGCACCCCGGACCCAGAACGGGACGACCACTTCGAGGGTCTCGTTGAGACCCATCTTGTACTCCTGACGGAGCCGGTCCCCGATGAGTTCGAGGTTGCCCAGCGTGGACGCGGCGGTCGAGCCGAAGTTCGGCACGGTCAGCGCGGCAGCAGTCAGCGCGAGGATTCGGTCGATGACCGACACGTTGACCTTGTGGGCGTGGGCGACCATCGACCCGGTGAGGTACCGGTTGACCAGTTCCGGGTAGGCGGCGTTGGTCAGGATCGGGGCCTTGATGCACAGACCCACGGCGTCGAGCCGGACCTCGGTGAAGGGCGGGCACTCGACCTCGTAGCAGGGCTTCGTGGTCCCGGCGATGGCCTGCGCCTCGGTCTGGGAGAAGCCCACGTCGGTGTAGATCGACGCGAAGTCCGGTCCCTTCGTGAAGTTGAGGCCACCACGGCTGATGTTGATCTCGGGGATCGACAGGATGCCGTCGAGAGTCTCGCCGGTGACGCAGAGGTCGTACAGCGTCTCGGAGGGGGCACACCATCCACCAGCGGCGGTGAGCGAGCCCTTCGGGAGCCGGGCCTCGTTGGAGGCGTAGGACAGGACCGACATGTCGTTGCCGTGAGGCTTGACGGTCAGTTCCTCCGGGAACTCCATCTTGAACTTCGCGACACCGTAGTGCTGCAGGTTCACGGACTGGCCGTCACCGGAGGGGACGCCGAACCCGCGCATCCGGGCGACGAGCGCCTCTCCGACCTCGGACATGTCGGTGAGGTTCTGGCCGGTGGAGAAGTCCGGCACGTCGGCGGCAGCGGTGATGGTCACCGGGCTGGGCGTCTTCGCGGGGGACTGGGGGCGGGCGACCTTCTTCGCCAGCGCGGCGACACCCTTCGCCTTGGCCTTGACCGGCTCGGCAGCCGCCTCGGGCTCGGGCTCCTCCTCGGGCTCCTCATCCTCCGGCTCCTCCTCGACCTCCGGCTCCGGCTCGGTCTGGGAGAAGCGGTCGCGGAGAGCGGCGGCGCGGGTGGCACGCGCGGCAGCGGCCTCCTCGCGGGCGGTGCCCTCGGCGGTCACGGCGGCGAGGTGGTCAGCGAGCGCCTCTGCGGCCTCGATCTGCTCGTCGGTCGCCTCGTCGGTGAGGGCCTCCACGGCCTCGACGGCGGCGGTGCGCACGGACTCGGTGTAGGCGGCGAGGGCCTCTGCGTCGAGTTCGGCGAAGTTCTTGTTGATGTCCACGGGGACTCCTTGGCGATGAGAAGCGGGATGTGCACTACGTGCGTACCAGCGTCACCGGGCACCAAGGCCAACCGGGACTGTCCTACCAACAGAGACTACACACAACCGGGGGGTCTGTGGGAGACACGCCGATCACGGATCGCGGAGCAGGCCCTTCCCGATGTGGTTCTCCACGGCGATCTGGATCGCCCCGAAGACGATCGTGAGGATCAGGAGGACCGCTCCGTACTGCCGCTCGTCCATCGGGAGGATCGAGAAGGAGTCGAGCAGTTCGGTCACGGCGAACGCCGCGCTGCCCTGAACCGCAGTACGGGCAGGGCGGGCGACGACAGCGGGGGTGTTCATCCGGTAGGCCCCTCTCCGAACTCGGCGAAGACTTCTCGGACGCCGCGCTTCACGGTCTCCACGTCGATGTTGCCGTCGCCGCCGATCTTCTGGACGATCAGTTCCGCCAACTTCTCGGGGTCGAGGGTGTTCGCGGAGATGGTCTTCACGAGGTACGCCCCGTCGAGGGTGTCGAGCAGGCGGGCGGGGACGGGCGGGGTCACGCTGCGGTCCACCCACCGCTGGTGGGTCACCCCGAACAGGCGACCGTGGATGTCAGCGAGCATCTTCGATTCTGCGGGGGTCATGTCTTCTCCCTGTGGTCCGTTGGTGAGGGCGCGGCGTACACCGTCCCGGGTGCGGGCGGAGAGGCCGTCCTTCTTGCGGTCGACCTTGCGGTCGGTCCACTCGTAGTGGTCGAGGTTCGAGCCTGCTCCTCCGTTGGGGCTCCACCCCTCCGCCTCACAGATCGCGGCGGCAGCGAGGATGCCCGACTCGACCTGCTCGTCGGGCATCGTGCCGTCGTCGGGGTGGTAGTGGTACTCCAACCCCCAGAACAGCGGGTTGCCGTCGAGGTCCTCGACAGTCCCTCGGAACGACCCGTTGTACGTGCCGGACTCGATGGCGCGGTAGACCCGCTGGTCACCCTTCCCGGCGTGGTTGCAGTTCCCCCACCCGACGGCGGTGACCTGCCCTGCGCGGTGAATCCCGAGGTGGCAGAGCGGACCGGCCAGCGTCGAGTGCCCGTAGACCAGCACGCTGTTCTGCTGGACGGCAGACACCGACAGACCGCTCATCGCGGTCCAGTGGTGCATGATCCCGCGCGGACTCCACCCACCGGATGTGGTCCGGTTGGGCCATGTTGAGTGGCGGAGGAACCGTCCACCGAGCCAGTCCTTCAGCGCCTCCTCGAACTCCGAGGGGCTGACCATCTCTACTTCGTCAGGGTCTTGTACGAGCCGCCACTACGGATCACCGCTGCCTTGGCCTCGATCTCGGTCCGGTAGACCTTCTTCGTGCCCTTGGGGTCGGTGTACTCGTAGGACTGCTGGGCCTTGGTCTTGCCGCAGTTACATCCCACCTGTTGCTCCTTCGACTCGGGCCGCGAGCGCGGCCACCCGCTCCCGGCGCTTCTGCCGGGCCTCGATCGCGTCCGCCACGGCAGCCGCGAACACCTCCATGTTGAACTCCTCGGGCGGTGCGACCTGCTGCACCATCCCGGCAGCGACCAGCGCCACCTGACGCCCGTTGGACGCCGCCACCCGAACCGGGAAGCCGGGAGTGTTCACCGACAGGGCAGCGACGAGTTCGAGGTTGTCCCCGATCTCTCGCCAGTCGCCGGAGATGGCCGACGCGCGGAGCGTGGTGATCTGCTCGTCGGTCGCGCCGGGGCGCACCCATCCCGCTACCCAGATGCCGTGCTCGTCGTCACCGACCGCGACATCGCTGACTGCCGTGGAGGTCGAGTCGTAGTGCTCGATCGCCGCGCGCCAGCGCAGGCCGGGGGCAGCGTGACCGCCGCCGACGGAGAGCACGCCGGTGCGGACGAACGAGCCGTCGTCGAGCAGCACGGAGCCGGTGGTGAAGTAGCCGTAGTTGGTCTGGCTGCGCGGGGGCTCCACACACACGCCGTCGAACCCGATGTGGCAGGTGCCCCACTGGGCGATGTGGCCGAAGACCCGGCCCTCCTCGGTGACGGTGAGGGGGGTGGGCTCGGTCAGGTTGGGGTTGCTGAACCATGCGGCGGGACCACGGTGGCCCGCCCCGGCGGCGACCAGCGTGACGGCCACGCCCTGCTCCTTCTCGGCGTCGAACGGCATCTCCTCCGCTGCGGCCTTGTGCTCCCCGGGCCAGATGCCGAGGGCGTCGTGGTGCCACTGCGCGCAGATTTGGTTGATGTACCGGAGGTCCTCCGGGGAGTTCTTCGCGATCTTCTCCCCGACGAGGACACGACAGCGGTTGAAGTCGCCACCCTTGCCCCAGCCGATCTTGATGAAGCCGGGCTCCCCGGGGCGGGTCCAGTAGTCGTGGATGCGCTTGGTGTCGGCGGGGTGGGTGATCCAGCCCTTGCCGCGCTTGAACTCCGCCGACGCGGTGATCGCCTCCGGGGGCTCCTCGCCCAACTTCCGGTACGCGCCGCGCAGCACCTTCTTCGCGGCCTCGATCTTCTCCGAGGGGGCGTCGGTCTGATTCAGCCGACCAGCGGCGGCGTGCACACCGGCACGGGAGAGCGCACCGTCGGGCTCACGGATCGGCAACTTGTGGTCCGACTTGTTCTCCTTGTCGTCGGACAGGTGCACGATCGTGGACTTGTACCACTGCTCGGGGGTGAAGCGGGAGGCGGAGCCGTCCCACGACTTGTCGCTGATCCCGGCTGCGACCAGTTCCATCTCGCCGTCGAGGAAGCCCTCGGGGGCCTCACCGAGCGCGACCCACGCCTCGGCGAACGCGGGGATCGCGACGATGGAGGCAGACGCGATGCGCGCGGAGGTGAAGGTGACCTTGCCCGACTCCTCGTCGAACTCGAACTCGGCGTCGTCGGCGTCCACGGAGACACCGAACCGTCCGAACTCGGCGATCATCCCGACCACCTCGTCGGCAGTGTCGGACTGCTGCAGGAAGACGCCGGTGCCGCGCATCTCGCCGTCGACCCGGGCGATGTGGTCGATCCGGGCGACGGTGACGGAGCCGTTGTGGCCCTCGCCGGACGCCTTCTGCCACGTCAGCGGGACCGGGAGGTCACGGAAGGTGAGGGCACCCTCAGCGAACTGGCGACCGTCGCCACTCCACTTCCCCTCGGGGGCGAGGACGCCGTGCCACGGGACGGCGGCAGCAACCACCGTCTCCTCTTCGTTCTCGGGCATCTGCTCTCCTAGCGCGTACTCGGTCTGCGTCTCACCATCCCATACGGCGAGGCGGTCGAAGGTGATCGTGGAGACTTCGGCGGCGGCGGTGTCGATGGCCTGCCAGTCGTACTCGTCCACGGTCTCCTCGGTCATGTAGCCGATGGTCACGTGGGGCGTGAAGTCCGGGTACTGCTCGACGGAGTTGAACGCGGCGGAGATGGTCTCGTCGCTCAGCAGGGCCTCGCGCAGTTCCACGGCGGGGTCGGCGTCGAGGAACCACACCTCGGCACCCTCGTCCCCGAGCGTGCCCCGCTTCTGGACTCCGCCCTCGAACAGCGGGCCGGGAGCGGAGGCGGCGATGGCCTTCACGGCGGCGTGCACCGCCTCGCGGTCGACGCCCTCACCCTCACCCAGCCAGAGCAGGGTCATGTGCTTCTGCTCCGGTCCGACCTCGTGAGTGGGGTCGGCCTGCTCGGGCAGCGCCATGATCGTCAGGGATGTCTGCTTCTCGACGGCAGCAGTTTCCATGTGGAAACTCGCCTCCTCCGGGTAGGCCGGAGCGAGAGCACACCGGCAGTTGATCCACAGGTCGGGCCGCACGCCCGGGTATCCGGGGTACGGCATCTCCTCGCCGCCGACGATGAAGGGCTCACCGGGCGGTCGTTGCTGTCCCTCGACGAGACGGTGGGTCTCGCGTACGTCCCCATCGTGCATCGTCACCCACTCCATGACGAGGAACTCCGGGTCGTTCGATGCCGCCGCGAGGGTGGCGGCGTTCAGGATCGCGGTCGCCAGCCACGTCGCGATCAGTTCGGGGTCGGAGGTGGGGCTGGTCTCTTCCAGCGCGTTGCCGATCTGGCGGCGGAACAGTGTCCACTGCGAGGGAGCACCCTGCCCGCCCTCCTGCTGGTAGACCGTGAAGAAGGCGTCGTCGATCTCCTCCATCAGCGCCAGCGTCCAGTCAGCCAGCCCGTCACCGAGGTCACCGACGGCCTCCTCGACGTGCTGCAGCAGCCGCGCTTCGAGGGATTCCTGATCTCTCCGGCGCTTCGCTGCGAACTCGTCGAGCGCGAGGACGATCATGCGTCGACCTCCGCGAGCCGGAGCCAGTCGGCCAGCCTCTCCCTCTTGTGGGGGGACTGCTCGGTGAGCAGCGCGAGGCAGTAGGAGTCGAGGACGGGGACGATCTTCTCCACGTCAGCGATCCCTTCGAGCACCTGCGGTGCGCAGGACCATGCGTCTTCGAGCAGCCGAGACGCGGTGCCGTTGGCCCGGATGAACATGTGGGTCTCGTAGGCGGGGACACCGGGGGGCTTCCCTCCGGCCTGACGGAGCCGGTTGCCCGCCCGCTCCAGCGCGCGGAAGACCAGCGCCTCGGACGCGGCGACGAGCGCGGACTCCGAGGGTGTGCGGGGCCGCGTGGGGTGGTCCTCGATCGACGGGGTGGGCTGGGACTCCCGGGGCTGGGACTGGGGAGCCTCGATCTCCAACACCACACCGAGGGCACCGAGCGCGGCCTGCACCTGCTCGGGCGTGGCGGAGCCGGTGGCGACCTTGCGCAGCAGCCACCGCTTGAACTCCTCCTCGTCGGGGAGGTCGTCGGAGTCGAAGCCGTTCTCGCGCAGCAGCGCCATCGCGGAGAGCAGGCCCCGGTCATACAACTCGAACGCCTCCTTGCTGCGGTCGGGGCGCAGCCGGAGGGCGGAGGTGTCGTAGGTGACCAGCGCGAGGGAGTCGTCGGACAGGGCAGGGCGCAGGTACCCCATCGTGAGCCCGTTGACGATCACGTCGAGCATCGGCTCCACGTGCATCTTGATGGTGGCTTCCTCGATCTGCCACGCACCCCAGTGGGAGACGCCGTTGGAGGTGCCGCCCCCGGTGCCGCCGTTGGAGGACATGCCGAGCACCTGCTCGGGTGGGAGGTCCATCCCGAGGGCGAAGCGGCGGATCGCCTCGTTGCGCAGGTCCATCGAGTGCGCGTCGAGTTCGCTCCAGAAGGTGAGCAACTTCGCCTTGTCGATCGCCTCGTCCGGTGCGGTGACCACGATCGGGACGAGCGCGGAGGGTGACTCCGGGTTCTCGATCGGGGTAATCATCGCCTCGGCCAGCGTCAGCATGAACGAGTCGGCCTCGTTGGAGGTGGCGACGGGCTTGCCAGCCTGATCGGGCGGCGGGGGGAAGGTCATGCTCTGCGGCATCATCAGGATGCCCGCACCGGCCAGACGCGAGGTGACCTGAGCGTAGACATGGCGGGTGAGCCACTCGATCTCCGCGAGGATCGGGAGCAGGGCGCGGAATGGGGAGTCGGCCTCGATGCGACGGGCGGGGTGCGGCAGCCACAGCCGGATCACCACGTCGTCCTCGGTGAGCGTGATCGCGGCCATGCCGTTGCCGTAGTTGATCGTCCACGTGTTGCCGGTGACCTGCATCTCGATGCAGGAGACGATCTCCCACACGTCGCCCTGCGGGGTGTGACGCCCGACGAGGTAGCACTCACCAGCGATGGTGAAGTGCATCCCGATGGCGTCAAGCATCTGCGCCTGACCGTCCTTGCCGTTGAACAGTTCGGACAGCGCGTCGAAGGCGGGGCCGGAGGTCTGTTCCATAGGAACGCCGCCGTCGAGGATCGCGGCCTTCAGCACGGCGCGGGAGACGGCGTGGCCGAAGAACTTCGCGGCGAAGCGCGCCTCACCGCAGATCGCGTAGTGCCGGTAGCACTCCGCCTGCCAGTCCTGCTTCGGCTGGTAGATGCGCGGGGCCTTGCCCGGATACCGGGTCGAGGAGGCGACGAGACTCGTCGTTGGGATCACGACGGGATCAGGCTTGCGCGGACGAGGCATCTACCGCTCCTACGGGGGTGTCTATGAGGGGAGTGTCGCACAACAGGGGGGTCAGGTGAGGCAACTCACTTGTTGACCCTCGTATCTGGCGGGTGGATCGTGGAGTCATGGAGCCGAACGAACTCGCAGCAGTGGTCGGTGCAGCCGTCGTACTTCTCGCCGTAGCCGGTGAGGTCCCGGGGCAGGGGGGACGAGGACTCCGGCTGATCGCTGGGCTGCTCGGGTTCCTCGTCGTCCTCATCGTGCTGGCTACCTAGTCGGCGGGCTCGTCGTAGGCGCTGATCGACGAAGCGACCTGCGCCGCTGCCATCCACCCCCAGAACACCCACCACGACCAGTGGAGGTCGCTGAAGTACGCCCACGCGATTGAGATTGCGACGAGGTAGGGGTTCATGCACCACGGGCAGGTGAAGAGGCTGCCCCAGTTGTCCCCGACGAGGGCGAGCCACTTCCCACGCACCCACTCGGCGGGCGGGTAGTCGTCGTAGGTGATGATGCGCCCGAGTCGGGCGACCCCGAAGACGAGGACGAGGGCGAAGGCCACCCAGACCAGCGGGTCGTTCGGCATGTTCAGTTCCTTCGTTCAGATCGGACGTGCCAGACGCCCGACATCCGTGGACATGGGTAGATCGTGTGCGGACCGTGCTCGATGTGACGTGTCATCACCGCGTGGATCGCCTCGAAGCGCGACGGGTACTTCACCTTCTGCCCTCCGAGGTGGTTCCGACAACCACAGTCCCCCTTCTTCATCACACCGCCCGCAGGTGCCTGTTCGTCGGAGCGCGGCGATCTGAGAGCAACTTGTTGGGGTCGGCCACCGTCGAGGGCATCACCCGGTGGGCGAGGGCGGTGGCTCCGTGCACGCAGGCGTCGACCCGGTTCGGTGAGTCTCCCTCGCCCGGTACCCACGTGGTCTGCTCATCTTCCAGCATCGCGAGGTCTCCCCGCTTGCCGACGTGCTTGACCCGCTTCTTCTCGTACAGCGCGACGATCGGCTCCGCGCGCAGCGCCTTCCCGCGCCGGGAGTCGACCAACTTGGGGCGACCGATCGGCACCCCGCGCTTCTCGGCGGAGGTCTCGATGACGTGCGCGACCATCTCGCCGCCGTAGTTCTTCTCGGCCACGATGTCGTCAGCGGAGAACTCGACGTAGGCGTCGATCACCTTGTCGCCCCACTGGCCGGGGGAGTAGCGCCCGGTGTAGTCCGCGAGGACGTAGATGCACTTGTCCTCCCCGATCCCGAGGACGACGATGCCGGTCTCGTCGGACTTCTTGTTGGCGGTGCCAGCGGGGTCGACGGCCACGACGATGCGGATCAGGTGAGGGGCCTCCTCGACCCACTCGTACATGTCCCACGCCCACAGAGCGCCCTCGACATCTTCGAGCACCTCGCCGTGGAGTTCTTGCTTGCCGAGCCGGGTGCCCTCGTAGCGGTCGAGGATGGTGCGCTTGAAGGTGTCCGCGAGGTTGTTCAGGTTCTCGTAGGTGGAGACCCGGTGGACTACAGTGAGGGGGTCGTTGATGAGCGCGCGCATCCACTTCGTCGGCTTCGGGGTGGAGGTGGCGATGACCTTCGGGTTCTTGCCGATACGAAGGCCGAACAGCATGTTGTCCCAGACCTCGTTGATGAGGGGGTAGTGGGCGGGCTCGTCTGCCCACGTGAAGCCGGACTGGGGGCCACGGAGGCGGTCGGGCTCCTCGGCGGAGAACCCTTGGCCGATGCAACCGTTGGGCCACGTCAACTTCTTCTTCGACGGCTCCCACAGGGGACGCTTGCCCGGGGGCGAGGTCGCGAGGACGCCGGAGACGCCCTCCACCATCGTGTCGCGGAGGTCAGGTCCGGTGGCCGCGAGCAGCGTGATGCGCGGCGTGATGTTGGTGACCCGGTGGGTGATCTCGGAGCCGGTGCGGGTCTTGCCCGAACCTCGGCCCCCCGAGAGCAGTAGCGTCAGCCAGTCGTCGCGCCACCTCGGGGGGCGTTGGTCAGGACGGGCGTGCTCCCAGTCCCACTCGCCGTGGGGCTTCCCGTCGCAGGTGAGGTTCGGGCAGTAGAAGGGTCGCCATGTCGCGCCTTCGTGCTGGCGGAGGAGTTCGAGGGCCTTCTGCTGGGCCTCGGGCTTCCAGTTCTTGAACGCCTCTACGTCTACCGGGAGGTGTTCACGAGACGCTGGCAGGTCGCGCGGTGGATGCTCAGACACTTCGCACACCACCAGTTCCCATGAAGAGGGGTCGCCGGAGTGCCGACCGTGAGCCATGTGCCACAGCCGCCCGCGCACTTCTGCGTCCAGCGCACCTTCGCCATGTGCTCAGTCTAGCCACGTGCCGCACGCAACTCACCTGACTTCATCCGTTCGTACGATGTAGAGGGGGTTTGGCTGTCGTTGGATCAGTTCCTCGTAGGAAACCCCGAGGTCGTTCGCGAGGGCGCGGCAGAGCACCTCCCGAATGTAGGCGGAGTTGGAGGGGTGGCCGGTCTTCTGGCGGGCGCGGTAGATCAGGGCGGGGATGTTCTCGGAGGTCTGCACCTGCACGAGCGCCCTGTTGTCGTGCGCGTAGAACGGCATCACCCACCGGCTTCCAGCGCGGGTGGGTCCTCGACGATCTCGCCCTCGAAGATGTCGTACTCCTCCACCGATGGGGCCTTGGCCTGCACCACCGTGGAGACCCAGCGTTCGAGTTCCTCCATCGTGGGGGAGTGGACGATGAACTCGGCGGGGGCCTCGTAGCCGAACAACTTGGTGTGCTGGCCGATGAGTTCGCGGGCCTTGGTGACGGCCTGCAGGTGCTCGGGGTTGTCGGGGTTGATCGCCTTGGCCCACACCCCGCGCAGGAGACGGTCGAGGCGCTGGCCCGCGAGGACGCGCATCCTCTTCTGGGCCTCGGGGTCGTTGGCGATCTCCGCCTCCAACGCGCGCTCGACGGCGACGAGGGCCTGCCGGGGGGAGGGGTAGCCGATAACCTCGGCGATCTCGTCCCAGTCGGCACCGGCCATCTTCAACTGCAGCGCGGCCTTGGCCTTGCGCTCCCGGGCGCGGGCGACGTTCTTGCCGCTCCCGGTGCGCTTGACGCCGGTCGGGTCGGTCGAGTCCTGCATGTTTCTCGCCTCCTACGGCCTAGGTTACGCGCACCCAGACGGATTCGATCGACTCCGTGCGCCTCGTACCACCGGCCCACGCGGTCTTGCGCTCGCTCCAACCGGCCTTCCAGCCCTCCGGCGCGGTGTACTCGGAGACCAGCACGGTCGCGCCCGCCTCCGACCACTCCTCCATTGTGGCCCAGAACCGGTCATGGTTGAACGCGCCCCGGTAGTGCTCGGTCCCGACATACTCCTGCGTGTCGCGGTAGGGCGGGTCGCAGTAGACCACCACCCCGGGCCGCATCAGCGGGGTGTGGGCGGTGTAGTCGCAGGTTTCCAGATGGAACCTCGCCAGCGCCCTGCCGATCTTCACCACCGACCTGCGGGCCTGATCGGTGTAGTCGCGGCGCTTCCCGGTGGTGGCGGTGGTGCGGTCTTGGATGTAGCCCCCGAACCACGACCCGCCGTAGGAGCAGGCGAACCCGGCGAACGATCGCTCGGGTGAGGGGTTGGGGTCGGCGCGCAGTTCGAGCCACCGGGTCTTGGTGAGCACCATCGGCGGCAGCCAGCCGTCCGCGATGGCCCGCCACATCAGCATCAGGTCGGGGTTGGCGTCGGAGGCGATGGCCTTCGGGTAGTGCGGAGCGGCCCTGAGGAACACCGCGCCGCTGCCGAGGAAGGGCTCGACGTACATGTCGCCCTCGTGGGCGGTGATGTAGGCCGAGAGGGCTCCGGCGATCTTGGGCTTCGCGCCGAGGTACCTCACAAGCCGTCCCATCCGGCGAGCCGGAGCAGCAACTCGAACTTCTCCCGGTCCCCGACGGCATCCTCGGTCATCTCCCAGAATGCGCGGCGCACGTGCGGGGGGACCTTGAAGGACAGGGTGGGCCACTGGGCGAAGTCGTCCTCTCCTGCGACCGGAATCTCGGCGAGGTGGGTGAGGACTTCGAGGTCGTTCTCCCGGTAGCCGGTGCCGATCAGGGAGTCGGCGTCGTGGAGTTCGTTGAGGATGTTCAGCAGCAGGGCGTTGTCGGGCATCGCGAGCGCGGCGGTGCGGTTGTCGGCCAGCATGATGCGCTTGGCGTGGTACTGGTCCACATCGAGCAGCACCACGGGCACCTCGGTGGCCCCGAGCGCCTTGCAGGCGAGCCACGTGTGGTTGCCCGCGATGATGTAGCCGGTCGACGCCTGCACGAAGATGGGCCGGTAGACGCCGTTGGCGACAATGGACTCCTGAATCGCCTCGATGTCGCCGTTGTTGTAATTATCGGGGTGCTGCTGCACCTCGTCGATGGACTTCAGCAGCGGCTTCAGGTCTTCGTGGGCCTTGGCGGTGCCTCCGAGGTGGATCATGGTTGCTCCTTGAACGGCCAGAACCGGATGATCGGGTAGATGAGCATGGCGACGACGGGAATCAGGTAGGCGAGGGCCTCGAACTTGCCCCTCACTTCGGCTTTCCGCAGTTGCAGCCCTTCGAGTTGGCGTTCGCCTTGGCGGTAGCGGCCTTGGAGAGTTGCGCTGACCGTTTCGCGGCCTTCTCGGCGGTGGCCTTGCTCGCGTAGGTCTTCGGGGGGACCTTCTTGGGCGCTACGCGCTTCGGGGCGACGTTCTTGCGGTACTTCCGGGCGGTGCAGTTGCATCCCGATGGCATCTCAGACACTCCTCTGGAAGTGGGCGTCCCCGCCGTCGCGGAGCAGGGCGTCGAGGTCGGTGCGGGCGATCCAGAAGTCCCGGAAGTGGCCCCACCAGCAGCGGCAGAGCACCCAGTCGCGGGAGGCGTCGTAGCCGCGAGCGACGTACTGGTGCCCGCCTGCGCGTCCTCCTCTGACATGGACCCGCCCGTCGCCGTCTTGGTCGAACATGTCCCAGTACCACCACGTCCCCACCGAGATCGGGCGTCCCTCGATGATGTGCTGGACCACCCCGTCCGCTCCGCCGAACTCCCAGCGGTACTCCCCGGCGAGGCCCATCTCGATCGCGGTCTTCGCGGAGGCGTGCCCTGAGGAGCCGGTGTCCTCGGGGGGCCATGACCCGGGCCACGGGTCGATCTGGGTGTTGCGCGAGTAGATGCGCTCGGCGTCGTCCATGTTCAGGACGCGGCCCTTGACCCGGTTGCCGATGGCGTTGAGTTGGGTGCACTTGGCGACCCCGGTGCAGCACCCGACGCGCTGATTGGGGTTGGGCAGCGGGTCGTAGACCCGGATCGCCTTGTCTTTCCATGTGGAACGGTCGACGAGGCGGGCGAGTGGGAACGACCGGTTGCGGTCGTCGTGGACCTTCTGGCGTCCGAGTAGGGGGGAGTGCTGCTCGACGATCTCGATCTCTACGCTCATCGCTGCCTCTCACAGAAGTCGTTGAACCCGATGATCCCCCAACACCACGGATGTTGGGCGAGGACACGGACAGCGAGGATGGTCTCGACGGCGTGGACGCGGCGCATCTGCTGCTCGACGTACCGCTGCAGGAGGGCGGAGAAGACGGTCTCGGGGGTCACGTGCCCACCTTGTCCTGCTCCCCGAGTGGGGTGCCAGGGCGGGGGACGGCCCAGATGAACTCCCCCTCCTCGCCCACGGGGAAGTGGTTGCGGCAGTTCGCGCAGAAGGTGCCGTCGTAGTAGTGCGGGTCGCGGGCGTAGGTCTCCGCGATCGGCTGGGCCATCGTGGTGACCGACCCGCAGGTGAGGTGGATGTAGGAGATGCGGAGGGGGCGGACGAAGCCCTTGGCGCGCTCCTCGGGGGAGAGCACGACGTACTCGCGCTGCATCCCGGTGGTGGGGTCGATCCCGCTGTTGCGGGCCTCTTCGGGGTCGGTGGTCAGGCCCATCTCTGCTCCTTCATGAAGGGACCTCGCAGTCGTGGGCCGCGAGGTGGTCGTAGGCGATCTGGCGCACCTCGTCGGTGTGGCAGGCCCCGAGCAGTCCGCACTCGGAGCACTCCACGAGGTAGTTGTCCTCCTCGTCGGCGGGGATCGCGGTGATGACGTACTCGGTCATGCGCCCGGGAGCAGCACGGTGGAGGGGTATTGGTTGCAGGGGTAGTGCCATGTCCCGACGATGGTGCGGGTGGGGTCGTAGGCGACGTTGGTGGCGAACTGCATACCTGCGGGGTTGAAGATGGTCATGTTCGGCACGGTGCCGTTGTCGGGGGTCTTGACGGTGGTCACCGCTGCCCGGCAGACGATCGGCTGGGGGCCGGTCTGATTGAGGTAGTGGACGCTCCTGCCCACCTCGGGGATGGTCATGACTTCTCCTTCAGTTGACGGCGGATCGCCCACCTGAGCCACTCGGAGCGGTTGAGGGAGCCCTTGGCGGAGTCGATCTGTCTCACTTCGCCGAGGGTGAGCCGCACGGGGATGATCTGATCGCGCCTCCCGGTGACGGAGGGTGGCCTAGGCACTCTGCGCCTTCTCGACTGCGGCCTGCCGGATGAACGTGGTGAGGGGCGTCTTCCCCCGGGCAGCCTCGATCAGCGCCTTGTCCTGAGCGGAGAGGCGGATCGTGGTCTTCTCCTTGCGTGTGTCTGCGGGGAGCGGTGGGCGTCCTCGGGCCATACCCCGACTGTATTACAAAAACGGGTTTCCGTGCCCCGGAAACTAGGGCGTGTCGGTCCATTTCTTGTCAGGACGATAATGCTAGGCTCGACCCAACAGGGTGTGCCCGCTACGCCCGCTCTGGCGACGAGGTAGACGACCTCCGACAGAACCCGACAGGACCATGAGCCCCCGTGGAGGGGGTGCTGTCCAGATCGGTAGCCAGACGGATTCCCCGGGACCGGACCCGCGTCACAGACGCCACAAGGCGAAGCCTGCCCCCGCGCAGGGAGGTCGGTCAAACAGTCGTGAGACCAACAGCGAAGCGCCTACACGAATCGTGTAATACAGTATCACCTGCCAAATGGCACACACCTGCCTCACCGCATTGCACAACCTGCTGGTAGGACCTGAGGGGACTGGGGGTGGGGTGGGGTCCTGTGGGGCCCTCAGATCGGCGTTCCCGATGGAACGGACTCACTATGCCGACATGCCGCACCTAGACACATGTTGCGCACTGGACTAAGCGGATGTTCTACTAGTTGTGTTGCATCGATGGGCCGGAGGGTTCGGGCCCATCGGTTGCCAACTGGCAGTTTGAGAACTCAACAGTGTGTGTGTCCCTTGTGTGTCTGTCGCGTGCCGTGCCTCCCCCGTTGTGGGGGTGGCTCGGTGCTCGTCAGATACGGGTATCGGTCGAAACTATGGGCCCCGTGATTGGGGCCGGATTGTGAGTCTGTGATGGCCGAGAACAAGAACAAGGGCAAGGGCAAGTCCACCGAGGTAGCCGAGGTGCCTTCGCTCCCTGTCATGTCCCTGTCGGACATGGCGACCGATGAGCGGTGGGGTGTCGCGGCATGGTCGGACAAGCGTCCTGCCGCTGACATCCGGGCGGTGGGGCAGGTCGCCTCCCGTATGGACGGGGTGCTGGAGTACGTCCGGGGCATCGCCACGTTCAACGCGGTGCGGTTCGGGCACATCGGCAAGAACGCGGAGTTCACTAAGCGGGCGGACCTTATGGTTGCCCTCGGGCTGTCGTCCCCGGGGCAGGTGACCCGGGCCGAGGACCTCGGTCGTGCCGCGATCGTTCACAAGGTCGTGCCCGGCACGGACCGGTGGACGCGAGTCGCAAAGGCTGTCCGTGCGTCCGGGACTGCCGCCAGTGCTGTGAAGGAGGCGCTGCGGCAGGACAAGCGCGTGACGTTCGCCACGCTGGACGGTCTGCTGGACGCGCTGGACAAGTCTGTCAGCGCGTCGGGGGAGTCGACCAATTCCCCCGAACAGGACTCGGGCACGGCGGGACGGGGCGGAGATGACCCCGTGGCCGAGGTGACGGCCGAGAGGCTGTCCACCGCGACTCCTGCGGCGCGGCTCAAGATGGCAGCGGAGTGCATCAAGACGCTGTCCGAGGTCGTGGCCACGATGGACGGCGACCGCGCGGGACTGGAGTCCGTGCTTGAGCGGCTGAACGTCCTGTCCGCCGACGTGCAGGCCCGACTCTCCGGCGAAGAGTCGGAGTCCGGGGCAGCCTGACAGGCACCGAGGGCACACACACTGTTGAGACCGGGCCCCGCTGGCACCCGCCAGCGGGGCCCTACCCATGCCCCCGTTACCGCCACGCGCGGGACGGGGGCATCGCCGTTCCCGGATGGAAACTCCCCCACCGGACTCCCACTCCCCCCGGGCGCGCGGTGCGCGTAGCGGGGGCCGATCAACGAGCGCGTCAACGACGAGGAGGTCAACCATCCAACCTGCCGCACCTAAGTCATGTAACCAAGTAGACAAAGGTGGCGAAGTAGGGTATACTTGTAGTTGAAGGTGAAGTTATGCCCTCAATCAGTCGGACCCGTCGGGGTCCGGTTCCCTCGGGAACAACTACAGAGAGAGAGATGAGAGAGATGACCCAAACGATCAATGCACGGCTCACTCCGTGGGCCACGCAACGGATCAGCAAGCGGTACTGCGACGGTGGCAAGGTCACCAAGCAGGCGCTGCGCCAGTCACTCCGGGACTACCCCAAGACGGAGTTCTGGACGATGGGCAACTTCGACATGCGGGACGGGGCCTGCTTCACCACGGCGGAGGTCGCCCCCGCGTCCATCGAAGTGCGGACCATCGACAACGAGGGGCGCAACGACCTGCTCGCCATCGTCGAGGTCCACCCGTCCGGTGCGGTGGTCGTCCGATGAACGGGCTGTCCGCCACGTCGATCGTCGGGTCCACCAACCCGCCGTTCGGCACCGGTCCCCTCCCCTCCCCGCAGTACGGCCCCGCGTGGGTCGCCGACTGCTACGGGATCACGGTCGACACCATGAACGCCGACCTCGTGGTCCGGGGCATCGACACCGCCGACCTCACCGACGACGAGGTAGCCCGTGCGTGGGCACCGGAGACGGGGGTGACGGTCGTGGACCTGCTCGACACCGGGGCGGTCTGAACCGGAGCCAACGGACGGGACACGGCCCCCTTCATGCAGGGAGGGGGCCGTGTCCTGTGCCCGGGCCAACCGGCTCAGCCAACTCGGGATGGAGAGAGGGGTGACGACCGTGCGGGAGTGGATGCCCGACGCTTCGGTGAGGCGTGGGGACAACAACCCGGAAGTGCGGGAGTTCTATTCGTGGTGCCGACGGGCGAAGCGGGTAGCCGATGGACTCGGCTTCCAATCGCCGTGTGGGGACCACGAGTACCAAGTGATGCTGTCGTTCTACGACGCAGGGCAGCCGCCGTTGGCGGCGATCCTCCTGCTCGACGAGTGGCGGCAGGCTCAACGCCGGGCGGAGGCCCGGGTCAACCGTTCCACAAGGAACGAACAGAGAGAGAGATGAGAGAGATGATCGAGAGAGAGATTCACACCTGTCAGGTGGTGGACTGCACCCACAAGGCGGTCCGCACCCACCCGTTCCTCGCTGACGTGAAGGTGTGCGGCACCTGCTACGTCGAGGCGGTGGGCGGAGCGGTGACGGTCGAGACCGTCATCCACATCGACCCGTCGATGGAGTTGCTGTCATGAGCGGGCTGCCGGGCCGTGGCACGGTCCAGTCCATCGTGTTCGCCACGCTCAACAGCACCTACTTCTTCGAGTGGGTCACCGGCGAGCGGTACGGCATCCTCACCGGCGTCACCGGGACGTTCGAGGGGCGCAAGTTCCCGGTGGAAACCGAGTCGATCCGCGACCTCGTGTACCCCGGGGAGATGCCGGTGCTCGACGTGCTCAACGTCGAGGGTGGGCCGGACACGATCTACCTGACGAGGGTCACCAACTCCCTGCGCAAGACGTGGGATGGGCTGTCGTCATGAGGGGCGCGCTGGTGGCGGCGCTCATCGTGGCGCTCGCATGGTGGCTGTCCCCCTCCCGGGGCACCGACGAGATCGTCGACCATGACGTGATCCGGGTCGAGGTTCCTGAGGAACCGTGCGCCAACGAGGACGGGCCGGGTCCCTGCTACTGGGATGCCACGACCCGGGGCAACGGGTACGGGCTGTCCTACTGGATCGACGAGCGGGGCAACTACCTCTACGACGATGGCCGGGTCGTAGAACCCGATGAGAACAACAACGGGTAGCCCAGCACACTCCCGCCGACACCGCCTTACCCACATGGGGCGGTGTCGTGCGGAGTGTCCCGCTGGGATACTGAATAACGCGGAGCCGGGGGTCCCGGATGGGTTGCGACGGCGACTCATCTACCCGGCGTCCGAAGTGGTGGCCGGTTCGCCGGTTGCCCCGCAACGCCCTGTCCCCTGTGACTCTCTCTCCGGGGGGCGGGGCGTTTGCGCGCCCAAAAGACTCCGGTTCCACCGGGAACCGGTCAACAAAGAAGGAGGAATGTCCCATGAAGACCGAGGACTACCCCAACGTAGAGAGCGTCCCGTCGTGATGGAGCGCCTACTGTTCCTCGCGCTCTGCTGGTTCGCCGCGCTCGGCCTGTCGACCTCGGTGGGGATAGCGATGGCGGGCATCTGGCTGGGTAGCGGGAGAGCCGTCGGAATGGCGACGGTGCTCATGGTCACGGCGGCTATCTCAACGGTCGCCGCTTCCCTCTGGCACTCCGGTGGTGCCCCACCCCCCAACCAATCTCGCGCTGTCCGCAAGCGCATGCAGCAGGAGCGGGAGCGCGTCGAGTTGGAGGCGTACATCAAGCGCATCGAGCGAGAGGAGGGTCTCGGATGAGGCGCATCGGCGAACGACAGGTGGAACTCAGCGACACCGAGGTGCTCATCGTCAACGAACGCGATCACCTGATGGACCTCGGCGTTCCGTTCGGGAAAGCGGCAGCGACCGCGCTCAACCGGAGCCGGGTCCAGTACGGGATGCCCGACCCGGCGTTCGTCTCGTTCGTCTCCGAAGGCACGGTCCGCAGGTGGGGCACGCGCTTCATCGTGCGCCGCCCTCACCCCCCGGTCATGGAAGGCGAGGTCCTCTCCGTCAAGGACGAGATCGTCAAGCGCAGGCGGAAGTCATGAGCGAGGTCGTCATCCCCGCGTCCTCGATGCGCGCCGGGGATCGCATCGTCATCGAACCTGCGCACTCCCCCAACTTCGAGGCGGTGGTGGCCTACCCCCGTGGGTGGGGGCTGGTCCACGGCGTCCTCGACTGGCAGATGGCTCGCGACAACGGGGACGAGTTCATCTACTCGATCCACTTCAGCACGCCGGTCACGGTGGTCAACAGAAAGGTCAGCACATGAGCATCCAGATGGTGTTGGAGGCGGAGCGGTGGCTCAACGAGGACGAGAGCCGCACCGTGTCCCTCGTCCTGTCCGACAATCGCCGGGCCACGGCTGTCCGGTACGTGGCGGACGCGCACGTCGAGTACGTGGTGGCGATCAACCCCATCACGCCCGAGGTGACCCGTCTCATCACGGTGGCGTCGATCTTGGAGATCGTCTACAACGTGGCCGAGGCACGGGAACTCTGATGTTCAGTCAGGGTACCTACGAGATGGTCGCCACCGTCCTGCGCCAGCAGTACGACGTTGTGACCTCCGCGCATGAGGCGCTCATCGAGGCGGGCAACACGGAGGGGGAGTTCGCTCCCGTCATCCTCTCGCTCTCCTCATCGGAGGTGACCATCGAGGGGATCGTTGCGGCGTTCGCCAACCTGTTCGCCGATGACTCCCCTCGGTTCAAGAGAGACCTGTTCTACAGGGCTGCGCTCGGTCGAGACCGTCTCGATCCGGGTTCCATAGGAAAGAGGAGCAACCAATGAAGGTGAAGGCAATCAACTTCTCCAAGCAGGAGAAGGAGGTCCGCTCGCTGAGGGATCAGATCGAGGGCGAGGAGAAGATGCCCCGGGTGGAGGCCAGCAAGCACGCGCTGGCGGTCCTCCCGAACCCCGACCCGGTGTTCGTCACGTGGCTCTCCGACGGGACGCTGGCGCTGGTCGACGGCATCGTCGAGACCCTGCCGGGGGGTCGGCCATGAAGGCGATCCTGATCCGGGTGTCGGGCAGCCTCGAACAGATCGAGGTGGAGCACGACAACCTCGCCTCGTTCATCAACGCCGACGTGCCCGAGCGGGTGCGGGTGGGCGTGGACCGTGCGCTCGTGGTCGACGACACCGGGGTGCGCAAGGGGCTGCCAGTCAACCGACGGGCGAGCATCCTGTACGGCACGCCGGAGCACGGCCAGCCCATCCTCGGTGACGCCCTCTACTTGGGCGAGGAGATGACCCCGGAGGGTGTCGACTTCGTGGGCATCCCCTACCCGTTGAGCGAGATCGCTGATCTCGACCGGCTGTTCGGGGACCTCTGATGCGGAGGTTCTCTGACGACGAGGGCAAGCGGACGGGCAAGTGGACCTACACCTTGGACGGCTGGAAGGTGTCGGTCCTCAACCAAGAGGTCACCCAGATCGCCAAGGGTGACGAGAGCCGGTTCTTCAACGGACCGACCAGCGAGCAGGACGCTCGCACCTACATCGAGAAGGGAGACGTTCGATGAAGACACCCAACATGTACGTGTGGTCTGCTGCGCTGCGCAGCGGTCACTTCTCTCAGGGGAAGGGGCAGTTGGCGAGAGAGGAACACGGGACGGTGAGGTACTGCTGTCTCGGCGTCGGCTGCGTGAAGGCGGACATTGAGCCGCACAAGAACGGCACGACCATCTACTTCAACCATCACGACTCCATGCCACCGGTGGCGTTCCGCGAGTGGCTCGGCCTGCCCGCAGATGAAAACAGAGCAGTCGTGGTGCTCCTCGACGTGCCCTCGTCGGGTGTCGGGTGGCCGCACACCCAGTTCGACGTGCTCAACGACAACCACGGCCTGTCGTTCCCTCAGATCGCCGACCTCATCGACTACTTCGGGGTGGTGTGATGAACGAGAACGTGAAGGTGTGGGCCGACGCGCTGCGCTCAGGTGAGTTCCAGCAGGGAACCTCGTACCTGTCCGCCATCCGCCCAGTGAACGCCCTCTCCCCGATGAGGCTGAGGCATTGCTGCATGGGGGTCGGCTGCATGGTGGCGGGCATCGAGGGCGATCCCGCCAACGGCAGCCACATCGTGTACGGCGTGTCCCGGGACGGGCGTCTCCCACCTGCGGAGTTCATCGTGTGGCTGGGGCTGGACTCTGCTCCGTCTGTTGGTACAGGCGGTGGTCATCGGCTACGGCTGAACCTCCCGCACCACGCCTACCCGTTCCGCCCATCCTCGGGAGCCGGGCTTGCCGAAGACACGCTGGGGTGGACGTGGCTGGACACCATGAACGACATCTATCACCTGAGGTTCGATCAGATCGCGGACCTCATCGAGCGATTCGGAGTGACCAACAGATGAGGACTCCCAACTTCGAGGCATGGCTTCGCCTCCTGCGCACCACCGAGAAGCCGCAGGCCCAGTCGTCCCTGTACCTGTGGTCAACCGACGAGGCGAAGCAGGGGTACTGCTGTCTCGGTCTCGGCTGCCTACTGGTGCCGGGCCTCACTATCGAGTGGTTGGAGGAGGACTACGGACCGACGGACCACGGCCACGGCGAGGTGGAGGGCGAGGTCTACTTCGGTGGGATCACCGACCTCGCACCCAAGGCGTTCATCGACTGGCTCGGCCTGCCCTACGCCGCCGACAACACCACCGGGTACGACGTGTGGCCGGACTACCCAGATGACTTCATCTTCATCAACAACGGCGAGAGGACCACGTTCGAGTTCAACCCCAACCACGTCTCGGCGTCCGGGTTGAACGACGGCGGATTCACGTTCGCGCAGATCGCCGACGTGTTCGACTACTTCGGCGTGAGGAAGGAGATGCCAGCGAGAGCATGAAACTTCACTGGGTCACTGGACCGGACGGGATCGCTCGGGCTGTTCCCCCTGAGGAACCTGAGCCACGGGCGTGCCCGATGTGCCGTCGTACCCATCGGACGGGTCTGATCGGAGACTCCGCGATGAATCGAATCTGCTGGGGCAGGTTCGTGCGGGAGAACCGACGGCGGCGTACATGGGGAGGGCGATTAGAGGAAGGAGAAGAGCGTGCCGAAGAAGTGGCACCTCGCCCGACGGAAAGGGCCACCGCCTGAGGCGGCGTGTGGTGTCAGGAGTCCACGACAGTTGACCGACAAGCCGGGTGAAGTGACCTGTCTTGGCTGTCAGAAGACTGTCCTCATGGCGGACGCGGAGATTCGCGAACGTCTGAAAGCAAACAAGTTTCCACGTGGAAAGAGAAGGAGCAACCAATGAACGTAGGAGATGTCCTCCGTACCGCCGAAGACTTCGTGGCCCTGCCTGTCGGGTCCCGGATCAGGGGCAACCGGACATGGACGAAGCAGGAGGACGGGCGCTGGCACCGTGACGGCAGCACGATGGTCCGCGAGAACGGGTGGAGGCTCAACCACCTGCGGGTGGACTTCATCCCCTCTCGGTTCGCGGTGGGTGACCCGCTGATGACGATGAACGACTTCCTCGAAGTCCCCATCGGCACCGTCATCGTCGCCACCAACAACCGATCTGTCAGGTACACCAAGATCGCCGAGGATCGCTGGGACTACAACGGCACCACCCACTCCACGGCGGACGGGTCGTTCACCTACAACGGGTACAACATCATCGCGGAGATGCCCGAGGGGACGAGCAGGGCACGGAGGGCGACACTGGATTCGGTGAAGTGGAACTTCCGCACCATCGCCATGTCCGCAGCGATCTCGAACGGCATCCCGCAGGACCCTGTGAAGCGGGTGCTCTCCGCGCTGAACGCCGACCTCACCGACTTTCCTCTGGGAAAGGGGGTGCCGGTGCTGTCCAACGAGGCACCCTCCCTGCCGAACGGGTCGTTGGTGTTCACCGGCAGCCCGAGGCGGTGGAACAACTTCGGCATGTTCGCCATCAAGGACGGGGCGTTCACCCACGTGCTCGGTCCTCGCACCTACATGGACTCGACGGTGACGGTCGCGCAGATCGCTGGCGAGGAGGTGGTGGCCGACTGGTTCACCGGCGAGGGTACCGACGAGGACGAGACGGCGATCAAACTCTTCAAGGCCCGAGCGTGGCGTCTCGGGGAGAAGGCGAAGGCTGAGAACCGGTGGTGCGGTGAGTACGAGCGGGCGATGGAGCGCGCCGGGATCACCGCTGACTCCCTCATCGGGGTGGACCTGCCTCCTGCGGCTGGCGATCAGGTGACGCCGGAGGGGGCGGCGGCGCTGCCGGAGGGCAGCATCCTCGTGTGGCAGCACACTCACGGGCTGGCGCTGTTCGTCCGCTCTGCTCGGAACAACGCAGCGGGGACGACTCGGCTGGCTGGCTACTCCGACAATGGCCGGAACCTCGGTCACTATCAGGACAGCATGTTCATCGGCTGGATCGAGGGCGAGGGGACCGACATCCGTATGCCGCGTCACGTGACGATGCCGCAGATCGACCGCATCGCACCGATCGGCACCCGGGTGAAGATCGCCAACGACACCTACGTGAAGGCGCGGGACGAGCAGTGGACCAACGCCCCCGCCAACCCCACCGGGATTCCTGAGACCGGTCGGTGGAGGCCGCAGTCGTTCTCCACCACCGACATGACGTACATCACCCGCATCTTGGACCTCCTGTGACCACCATCAGGGAGGTTCTCGACGCGCACATCGAGGACACCGAACTCGTCGACCGGCTGGAGGCTGCGCTCATCGAGCGCGAGGACGGGGTGGCCGACCTGCTCCGGCTGGCTGGTGCGCAGTTCGGCATGTTCCCCGAGATCGTGGCCGAGGTGCTGGTCACCGTCGGGGTGGGGAGCCCGATCTCCGAGACGGAGCGGGCGATGGTCCGGCAACAGTTCGTGGCGCTGATGGAGCGCCTCCGCAATGAACACGAGAACGGGTCCTAGACCCAGAGAGAGGGCAGAAGCATGACTGTTTCCACGATGGAAGCGTTGGAGGCCGTGCCGGTAGGGCAGGCCATCAGGATTGGCGAGGACGCCAATCAGACGTGGGACCGCACGGCGGAGGGCTGGACCCGCAACGAGATGACCATCTCCTCGGAGTACCTGCGCGGTGCGGTCGACTCCGGGGTGGTGAGGGTGTGGAACTCCTCCGCCCCGGAGCCGGGGGATGTCTTCACCTACGGCTCCTACACCTATCTCGTGATGCGGGTGGACGAGGAGAAGAAGAGCGCGCTGTCGGCGTTCTTCTCTGACACCACCTGCTACGGGATGACCGAGTTCGTCGACTGGGGGCTGTGGTCGAAGGTCCCTACGAGCCAGCACCCCGAGTGGCTCACCCCGATTGCGCGTGGGATGGCGGTGAGGTGGATGGAGACCTACGACACCCTCGCTGCCACGATCGCGACACGGGATCGGTACGCGCAGTCCGCCAGCCTCGACTTCGACACGGTGAA